CTGAGTCCCGACCTGATCCCCGACCTGATCCCTGATCTGATCCCCGACCTGATCCCCGACCTGATCCCAGACCTGAGTCTCGACCTGATCCCCGACCTGATCCCTGATCTGAGCCCAGACCTGATCCCCGACCTGAGCCCCGACCTGACTTTCTTTACCAAACAAACAAGCAACATATAACGTTGCCAACCATGCCCCGATAGGGGAATCCATAATAATTATCGGGACAGTTTCCTTCTTGAGAATCTTTTTATAAAAGCGGTCAACAATAGGTTTGCATTGTTCAAGCGTGATACGATCAGTTGACAGCCCGATAGTTTTCCATTTATCAACATACTGTTTAAATTTAAATTCTTGCTGTTTAGTCAGGGATTTAATCATGTTAATCCGCCACCTTTCTTTTCATATCTTTCAAATAATCGTGTTCATTTGCCCGGTCAATCTCCCAAACTCCCGGTTCCAAGACCTCCGTATCATGCCGTTTCTCATCAACGCAAAACATTTTTACTGGCACATCGTTTTTAAGATACAAAACACCGTCTTTCTCATACATTTCAGCACCCTCAACATCCTCAATACAGTGATGGTTCCCTGTCGTTTCAGAATCAGCCACGATATAGCGCCCATCTCTTGGTTTAACCAGATTCAACCCTTTCGGCAATTTCTCAATCTTCGTTGCTACAACCTCGCCATGAAAATACGCTTTCATATTACCCCCTGTTTGTTGTTTTCTTTCGGCCTGTCCTTCTTCTCAAGCTCCCGTGCATCATCATCACTAATCCGAAGTATCCAGAACGGGACGTCTGAGACAATTGAGACAATCTTCATTTTTTAGCCTCTAACTCTGAAATTTTTTCTTCTAACCACCCAACAGTGCTAAATCCCGGCAGCGGGACCCACGCCTGCACCAAAGCCCAATCCCACCATTTTAACCCCTCCCGCTTTCTTACTAAAGCATCAACCTTTTTGTCCATAGCTCCACCCCTTCGGAAAGATTTATGGCTGTGGCAATCCCGGCATAATGTCGTAAGATTCTCAATCTCAAAATGTAACCGTCCGATGGTTCTTGAAAAACAATGGTCAACTTGAAGGTTATTAAAACTCGCGCAGATTTGGCACTGACGGTTATCCCGCTTTAAAACAATCTCGCGGCATAAATTCCAAGCTTTTCTTTTTAAAGCTTTTATTTTTTTTGTCATTTTAAAAATTCTCTAATTGTTCTCATATTTGCTCACACCCCCCCTAACTGGCATCCCTTAATAAACTGCTCTTTTTTTAAAGGAAAACCATACGCTTTTAATAGACATCGGTGTTCGACCAAAGTCCGCGCTCTGCGGGGGTATCGCAGCTGCATCCTGGCGCAACTCTTATAGGTGTCTATGCCATTGAGTATAAGACTGGTGTAATAACCGAAACTAGAATTAATGTCGGTTAACTTCTTGAAGTAGACCGAAAAGGAATCAGTGGGATAAAAAGGGACTTCCCCTCTAAAACGTCGGCAAAAGGACGAAAGGAGAGTGTGGGTTCCTTTTGAGAGGAAGCCCCCATAACTCGATATCCTTTTGACGCTCTTATAAAGTAACCCACAGGAAAATATATTATAAAATATTTGTTTGTCCGTCAAGCTTAAAATGATCATTTTTTTAACGTCCATTCTCTGATTATTCGTCCATGGGATTCGGTGTGTGTCGCCGGCACAAAGCCTTTAGGGACAAATCTCGGGTCTTTAAAGATGCTTCCAGCCCAGTTCCCGAACTCCATTTTAGGCATCCACAGTCGTAAATCGTCGATTGTCACGGACCCTTTTTGCGCGGCGATTTTTTCAGCCATATCCCGGCAGGCCATTAATTCAAGTTCGTGGCTTTGCGCGGCAAAAGCCATCCCGTTTTCTTTAAAGTTTAGTTGTGCCATAATCTCTCCATTCCGGGCAGTGTTGAATTTTAATATGGTCCGGTTGTCTTGCTTCACATTCACCGGCGCAGTTTTTACAAATCTTGGGAGGGAACTTCTCAACGATTTCTCGGCCGGCTGAACGATCCCAAGCGCCATTTATCCCAAGATCAGACGTCATCGAAAGCATCCTTATTTTCATTGCAATAAAAATCATAAATCTTGCACAACCAATCTTCTTGAACTTCGCTTTGCTGGCTCAGGAACGGAGCATAAGGATCGAGATTCTCATAAAGGTCAAAAACGAACCTTTGCTGGTCATCGTTTAATTCGTCGATGATGTCAAGAAGCTCAACCACCATGCCCCATTCCCGAGTCTTTTTCATTATTCTTCCATGTCGATTTCAGCTTCTTTGTTCATAAGCGCAAGAAACCTTCTGACGATTTCTCCGTTTTCGTCTTGGAACTTATCGGCAACCCAATGCAAATATTCAGCCCCGACCGCTTTTCCGTTTTCTGTCTGCTGCCCGTAGATTTGGAGCAGCCTCTGGTCTTTATACTTCCCTTTGGTGAGAACAAAATTCCCAAGCTGATCGTCAGGGATTGAATTTGTTTCATATTGCGGCTTTGCTTCATACTTCGGAGATTCTTCGATCACTTGGACGGTTTCGGTCACTTCCGGTCGGGCGGTGTGCGTGATAAGCACATCATCAGCAATTTCTTCTTCCAGATACAACCCTCCGATAGCATCAGGGAACGTAACCCGAAGATTTTTTGAAATCGCCCGCCATGAATACATCGTTGCTTTTTGTTTTTTGTAATTGTCCTTAGCGGTCAATCCCATTGACGCTGCTTCTTCATCCCCAAACCGGCAGGTGTGCGCGGACTGTCCTTTTCTTTTGATCGTGACCTCGCAGTATTGAGGAGCTATTTCGTTAGGGCCAAACCGCTGCTTGAAATCTTCCATCTGCCCGGTTCTTCTGGCTAACCCCAAAAGAGTCTCCACCTTCGTTGTTGCCACCCCTTGAATAACCGCGATCTTTCCAAGGGCTTCTGTGAACGGAAGACCTAATTCCTTGCCCTTGAGCATTATCACAAGAGCCTTTTCTTTTGTATCAACATGCTTCGGGAAAAAACCGCTTTTTACGAACAATTCAGCTTGCAGAAGCATCACATCCAAGCTGGACCCGTTTTCAGCTTTTTTCGCTATTTCGTTCATAACTCTCCTTTATGCCGCGCAAAACGCGGTGGTTTTGACTACCTTCACTTTTATTCCGGGGATCTCTCCCCCGGCTCTTACAACCTTCCCAATCTTGGATTCATCTAAAATCCAATACTCGGAAGGAATCTTTTTTATATCCATAACCTCCCAGTCTTTTCGCTCTTGGACTGTCGCCCGGCCAAGCTCGGTGTTTATGTTCCTGATCCCATCGGTTTTAACTTTTTCCTGATACACTCCAATCGCGCCGCGGATCGTCTCGTCGTTCGCTTCAAACAAAGAAGATGCCTTTTTAAACGCTTCCATTATCCTCTTTTTTTCAATATCAATCGGAGCCAAAAGAGCTTTTCTTAAAGCTTCCAGTTTTTTTAGAATGTTCTGGTTTGCAATCCCAAGCTCACAAGCTTTTGTGTATTGTTCGCGGTTTGAAACCTTTAATCCTGTTACCTCCCGCGTCAGCTGAAACCCCTCGGTTCTGATTAAAGCCTTTGCGTCATCTGTTAAATTAGCGTCCAAAATTTCATCCATTTCAATCATAAAACCTCCCCGGTTTGGTGTGGTGCACACATTTCACAATACGTCTTTCCGTTTAACCGATACCGTCCGTCTCCGTTTTTCAGCCCGCTTTCGCAATCCGCGCATCTTTCCTCAAAACCCGGACACTTACAATCATCCAAAGCTTGTTCGCAGTCTTTACAAAGACAGTTTTTACAAACAACGTCCCCCGTAAAATCTAGCGCAACCTCTACGTTCCTGTCACACAGACGGCACTCGACGGACCGGCTGCCGAAATATTCGTCAATGTCCCCGTCAGTGCATGGAAAACTCATAAATCACCCGCCAGTTCTTCTTCAGACCTGACAATCGTTTTCTCTACAACATCAATCGCCTCAGTAAACGTCAAGCCCTTCATCACCCCCTTATAGATATATGAGATTGACGCCTTCATCCCGAGCAAATAATTTTCTTCAAACATACGGCTTAGCGATTCTTTATGAGACCCCATTTGACACCTCCTTTTTAAGTGACTCCGGAACTAACTCCGGAAATCCACAGATTAAATTCTCGCCCAAATAATAAAGAAAGTTCCCACTTTTACGGCAGTGTTCATACATTACTTTTTCAAAATCGTATTTCGGCTCAAGCACCGGCCGCAGCGGAAACGGTTTTGCTTCAGCAAAAGCCGTCCCGCAAATCAATAACAGCATAAGCCCGATATGCCGCTTAACCGCCGTCGTCGCTCTCGGCGCTTTCTTGAGCGCCCATGCAATTAACCGACACCGCCCGGAACAATACTTCCTCCACGCCACCGTCCGTTTACACTCTTTTTTGCATATCTCGCATTTCATAATAACCCCCCGTTAACGATATGAGTATAACGGATGCCGGCAGAAAAAGTAAAGCCCTTTTTTTGGGTTTTTTTGATATTTTAAGAAATTGGGGCTTGAAGATTTATGCGTTATACTTAAAAACGCGCATTAGAGCGCATTAGGCGTGGTTTCTCTACCTAAAAACAAATATTGCCATTACCCTGTAAATCTTGCCGTATAGGCTTAATTTTGACGAATCGAGGTTTTTAAGGCCGGCGTGTAAAAGCCAGTCAGATTCTTTTCTTGCCTGAGTTCTTTCTGGTTCTGGGAGCTGATCCGCGGAATAAAGGTTCATGTCGTGTTCGTAAAACAATTTATCCATTTCGTCGATTGGAGGATTCGGAGAGCAATCTTTGTCAGCACCCCCGCACTTACCGTAGCCAGGGTGAGGCAGTCTCCATTTCAACGTATCTCTGAAAAAACTAATCCATCCCACGCTCGCACATTACTCCGGTTTCACCATCTTTATGATATGGCCAGCAGCGGAAACCTTTAAACCAATTAATTATTTTTCGCCACCAGTTTTTGCTTGGCTTCTTGTCCATATCCCTAATCCTCCGAGAATTGAATAAACCCAGCCCGGCACCGCGTAAGCCATACAAGTCCCGGTCCCTGCGCAATGCTGATTGTAAGCGTCGAGCGCACCCAAAGCTATAATAACAAACATCGTCAAATAAGTTTTTCTGCCATCAAGTATTTTGCCCATTTTCTTTGCCTCCCTTTCTATTATTTTTTTTATGATCCAGCTTTTTATGCCCATGAAACATTGCCCTCCAAAGCCCCTTTAATCCAAAAATTATTAAATCAACGTTGTATTTTATTTGCTGTGCCCGCGTCATCCGCTAAAAACCTTATCTTTCAATTCATCGATATTTTTCCAGATCGCCTTATGTTCTTTTTCGGAGATCGCCAGCTCCCGCGCCATGTCCTCTTTTGTGACCGAGTTCAGTTTATGCGCTCTAATATCAGCGGTTATTTCGGCCAAAGACGTTTGTGCTAGGCTCAAAATCGTCGTAATCCGCGCTGCCCACCAAACTGTCGCCACAATATGCCCAATGATCGCGATTGCTAAAATCCCGAGAGCCGGAGAAAGTTCGATCATCATTCTTCCCCTTCCTTAGCTATTGATGCCACATTCATGTTTTGGTATAATCCTTTTTATGAGAAATTGGCAGTCCACCCTATTTCTAATATCCATATGGTCAGTCATCATTTTATGCTTTGGCGGTGCGCTTTATTATAAATGGAATCACCAAGACCGCTGGGCTGATATTAATCATCGATAATCATTCGTTATCCTCAATCTTTTTCCTACCACCACCAAACCACCAATAATAAAGCTTCCCAAGAAACGGAACGCTTTGAATAATTTCAGCTTGATGCGGCTCAAATTCATCGTTATCTTTAAGCATCTTCCCGATGTCTTTCGCGCCTTTCTCAACAGGGCTGAATATTGGGGGCAGAATAATGCTCGTAATCCCTTCCCAAACGCCATCTTTCTTAAATTTATAAAGGCTGTATTTTGAAAGTCCGAATAAACGTATAATGTTATCTACGAGCTTAACCCAAAGATAATCATCCTCGTCATCTTGAGATTCTAGCGGCCGACCCAGAATTAAATCTTTTAATATGTCTGCCGTTCCGTTTGCCAAAATCACAAGAGCCGAAAGTCTTATAAGATTCCCAAGAGCTTCAGCCGGCCGCTTTCCCATATCAATAAAGACCTCGTTTCTAAAAACGTCGATCTGCTTAATCGCGTAAGTCTTTAGCATATAAAGAAGCCGGCCATTACCTGACGTTAGGTACTTCTCTGGCATTTCGGATAAGGCAATCGGCTGAAAATCAGCAAGCTCCGAGAATAATAGAAACTTGACGTTATCAGAAGCTACCTTGTTTTTTAAATCCTCTGTTATTTGCTCGGCCTGATCTCCGAAAAAATCAGCCATTTGTTTTGTGAACTTTTTATTAGGGTTTTTAGCCTGCGCTGAAAATTTATCAAATGCTGCATTGATAAAGCTTTCCTTCCCCATCCTGTCCATCCAACTAAGCCCCGTCAGTTTAAAAACGACCTCCAAGGCTTTTGCGGTTTTTGATTTATCCGAAAATTCTTCCGCAATCCTTTCAATCCCAATATCTTCTCTAGATATTTCAGAAGTTCCAGCAACGGATTTTGCGAGAGCCTTCCCGGTCTTATAAAAACCACTTTTGTATAAAGAAAAGGCAATGTCACCTATCTGAGTAATCGCAGAAGTAACGCTTCCCATTGTTTCGAGGTAAGAGATATTCTTAATCGCGGAAGTGTGTTTGCCGGGACCTTTAGGCGAAAACCTAGCTTTCAAAATCTCAGAAACGTCCTGTGCGTCAGTCCCTTTAATGTCGCCCGATTGAAGTAAATCAAGGACGAATCCCCCGATGCTGTCATCAAGGCTTTTCTCGCTCATTTCCTTCCCTTCTGCGGACTTTCCAAAAAAACGGCGAGCCTCGATGAAGTCATTAACCCTGTAAATGTAATTCATCAAGGCTTGCGGGGAGTCTTGGTAAAATTTATTAAGGACAGGCGTTACCTTTGATATTTCTCTTTGCTTGACGTTCCCGGGCTTAAACCCTTTCCCTTTAAACCCCCGAAGCATTGTATTAAGCATTTCAGCTTTTTCTTCATCCGTCATCTTCCGGCCAAGAGATTCTTCCTTTTTCTTAATCGCCTTCTGCATCTCCGGCCAGGTATCTTCTTTTTGAAAGAATTTCAGCATCCCTTTAACGTCTTTCACCTGCCGCGGAAAATAGTTCTCGATGAAACCCATATCCAATCCGGTTTCTTTCGCCCGCGCAAACAAGGCGTCAAGCGTTGCCTTGACAGATTGAAATTCAGCTTCCAGTTTGTTTCGCTTCACAATCTCGTCAATCTTTACGGTGTCGCTGTTTTTAAAAGCAAGGTCGAGATCAGACTTGTCCTTTTCAGACAGTTTTTTATAACCATCCAAGAAAGGCTTAACTGCCTTCTCATCCTGAAGAACCCGCTGTTTTAAATCGAACTCGTACCGGCGCATCTTGTTTTTAAGCTTCGGATTGATCTGCTTCAATCGTGTGGATATGGGTTCCAAGATCCTTGAAATGGACTGAGCTGCTGAACCTAAAGCCTCCTTTGCGCCCTCAACAAATCCGCTGCCGTCCTCTTGTTTAATCTTAAAATTTTCCGCGTATTCGTCAGCCTCTTTGAAATCACGCGAAAGGTTCCAGACAGCTTCTTCGAAAAGCGTTCGATTGTCGAATCCAAAATCGTTTACAAACTTGTCGTCTATTTCTTCACCAAGACTGTCATGGAAGTCTTTAAAATCATCAAACTTTGCAGCTTCAGAAACAACCTCGGTCAAATCAGAATTTAATGTCTTATTAGCTTTTTTTGTCATCACGCGTTGCGCGAATTTCTCGCGTCCAGCTAGACCCATGGTCGAATGAATCGACCCCGGAAGACCTAAAAGAGGAAAGCCTAAAAGCGAGGAAGTTAATGTTTTAACCAACCTCTCCTTGACCTCCTCTGTGTCGGGTCCGACATATCCTTTTTCTGTAGCCATATCTTCGTAAATCCCAGCCCCGATTTCGGAGGTGATATTAATGATTTCTTGGGTTTCTTCTTGGGCGGTTTCTAAAGCTGTCGTAACCGCTAAGTTTTTAGCAAGCCTACCGGATGATTTCAGTAATGTCGGGGCAACTTTTGAAGTGCCTTTCTTTGCGACCTTTTTAAGAAGGTCTTTAATCCCTCCCCTGCCGTAACCGGGAATCAAACGCTCAAGCTGCAAAAGCTCGATTGCGCCAATCAAATAACCAGCCGGCAAAGCAAAATTCCGGGCTGTTTTTGGTTCAACGCCGTCTTCGATCATGCTTTTATAGATGCCGCCAGCCTCGACCTTCGCAGCGTTCATCCATGTTCCCCAAGCCTGCCCAACCGCCTTCCCGCCGATATAAGCCCCAGGAACCGTGATAATTTCCTCGGGAATAAAAGCTTGCGGTCCTGCCTGTCCACCAATTAGCGCAGCAGCCGCAGCCGATGCCCCCATGCCCTCACCATAAAGCGCCCCTTGTACGGCAGAATCGAGCATGTATGGGGCGAGTTCCGTAGTCGCTCCAACAAACCTTTCGGGCCAGTTATGGGCTTGAAACTTCTCGTCGTTCTCTTGAGTGAACTCGGCATTGATTTCGATAGACTTCTGTTTAGCAACGTCTAAAGGCAGTTCGCCGGTCATGGCCTGATACCAGTTTTTTCCATCATCAACCGTAGACTGCCCCTTCCTAAGACGGTAGCTTTCACGCTCCATAAAAGTCGTGGACCCATAAAGTTCTTCGGGGGTGTAAAACTTCCGAAGCTCCGTTTCTACGGCTTCAGGAGCTAGCCCGTCCGGAATCTCAACTGTTTGGTTTTTGTCTTCCAGCAGAACTTTCACTTTTCACCTTTGGGATGCTTTTAAATCCTTTTGACGGCGTAAACGCTCCGACAAGATCAGGATCTCCGACTGTAGCCGGGTGGTCTTCTTGGATAATATCAACAGCTACCGCCTGCGCTGCAGCTTCAGGGCTTGAACCGCCTGCGATTTTCTTCGCGTAGGAAAGAAGGCTTTGAGTTTCACGCTGAACATTTTTAGGTCTTGCCCCTAATATCTGTTCGAGAAATTTCTTCCCTGCCGCTGCTTTGTTCGCAAAGACAACATCTTTTTTGGTATCAAGAATCTGTTTTAAAAACTTCGTTTCATCAGGTGTAAGGCCATCTGTATAAGCTGCCAAGATTGCCTCATAACCTTTTATGCGATCTTGCGCGGAAGATGAAAAAACAAAGTCGATTGCTTCCCTGTGTTTTTTAAATTCTTTGTTTCCGATGCGTTTTGTAATGTCCCTGTACATGGCTGATTTTAACTGTTTACCGTGGGCTTCTGTAATACCTTCATTCGGATTAGCTTTGTTCAAGGCGATTGCCGCGTCAATTTCATCCTCTGGTAGCTGTCCCGTCGTCAAACGCAGACTCATGTCGCTATAAAGATTCCCTTCTTGTTCCCGCTGAATAGTTTTTAGTTCTTTCAGTTTCGATCTGGCTTTTTCTGCGGTTTCAATGTCCATGCCGTAAGAGTTTTTATTAAACTGTTTTTCAGCATCAACAGGATTAGCCCTAAAATCCTGAAGGAAAGAGTTATATTTTAATTTTTGTTCAGAGTCTTGGATAAGCTTATAAGCGTCTTTACGGTCTATAAGACCATCACCGACTTGACTCCCCGGCATTGGTTTCTCGTTTGTGCCGTCTGCGCCATATAAAAGAGTATGAATATTCCCAAGGCTGTTTTCATTCGGGTTATTTACTTCCGCATCAATCAGCTTTAAAGTGCTTGCCTGCCCGACATCAATCATTTTCTTTTTATAAAGATTCTCAATCTTGATCTTCGCGACATTCGCTTCGTACCCGAAATTTAAAACGGTCTCGGTTTCGGCGGTCTTTGAAACAAACCCCCTCAAATTATCTGTTTTAAGTTTCTCAATTTCTTTAAAATATTGATCGGAGTTATTGTAATCGGGGTCGTTTTGGGCACGTTGGAGAATATCCAGCATCCCGGTTTTAAAGTTTGCCGTGGCTGTGGTTTTTTGAACGGTGTCCCAAGCATTGGCGAGCTTAACCGCATTGTCTGTGGCCGTGGCCACAACCTTCCCGGCCTGCTCCGTTACCTGCCCTTCTGTATCAGCTGGCGCAGAAACGGACGGAGTTTGTGTGGTTAATTGCCCTTTTGATTCGTACCTTGGAAATGACGGCATTATGGGCTCAAGCCTCTTGAGAAAACAGTTCCCGCGGTGTTTAAAAGCGTACTGAAAGCATTCGAATACCCTGTTGCTCTTGAAAGTCTGGCTTGTTCCTGACCTGCAAACCTAGTGGCTGTGGCCCCAGACAATGCAAAGTTTCTCTCAACGTCTAAATTGTAATCGTCGATCGCTTTGTCAAATTGTAACTGGCTTTCAGAATCTATGAGAATCGCTAACGGAGACCCGGACATCAGAAACCCTTTTCCTGCCGCGCTTGCCGTAATAGACCCCCTCATCCGCGAAGCCGCCCTTAAATACTGGGTGTCCTGAATCTTCTTTTTCTCCTGAATCATCGAGGCTTGCTGTTCGTAAACCTCAGCATTAAAAGCAGCTTGCCGTTCGATGCTTTTGGCTTGCTGCTGTCCTCCCTTGGCTTGGGAATAGGCAGAATAAGCCCCGCCCGCTATAATTGCACCGCCTACGATTGCCGCTGCTGTTCCTACTGCCATATTATTTCTCCGCCGTGTCTAAGGTGCCGATAATGCTTAAAAGTTCAATGGGTAAAGGATTTGAATTTTTGATATAAATCTGCGCCCCCCTGAAATACCCCCCGCGCATTGAAATCCCCCCGCCCTGAGGCGGCAAAATCCCGGTGTAAAGAGTCGTGACCGAAGGAGTAAAAGACAAATTCACATTATCAAGATTGTCTTCATCAGTTCCGTATTCAAAATCCTGCGTGCTTCTGTTGACTTTAAGCGCAATTTCATTAAACCTTTGCAGTTTTCCTTGAGCAGTTCCTCTTTGCGCCCCGGCTTCTTTCGGCAGTGTAAACAAAATCTGATCATAAGATAACCCGACGTGAATTAAAAAATAATTACTCCCCATCGTGACCGTGCTTGATGCCACAGTCCTTGTTAACGACTCCGTTAATCCATCGGCTAAAATGCCAACAGTTCTAGCATCTAAATGATCCAAACCCGTGACGCTTACAACAGAGATCCCCCAACGCCCGGCTGAATAACTCAAAGCATTAAAAGTTGTCGTGATACTTAACGTGATGCTCGTCGTTGACGCTGTCGCCGTGATCGTTCCTTCTCCGATCGTGTCCCCGCTCTCATCAATCGCACGGAGTCTTTTATTAACATGAGTGCCTTTAAAATAAGCGGATGACGATGTGAGCGTAACAGACCCGGATGACGCAGAAAGCGAAATCGTGACGCTCGATGTGCTTGTCGCTTCGTAAGCGTTGTAAGTAAGAGCCGAATGGAGATAAAGACAATCATATTGCTGATCAGGGATTTCGATATCTTCAAAAAACTCAACATATTTTCTCTGGTTCCCGCCGATCCATCGCTCCACAATCACCCATGCTTCATCGTAATTTGCGGACTGTGACGGGATGATCGCAATCGAGGTATAAGTCCCGGCGGTCGTCTGTTTTGACCACGCCTGCATTTCCTGATCGACTTCTCTTGTGAGTGTAGCAAGCGTCCCGTTTGTTAAAACACAGTAAAGAATCGGGTCCGGGTTCTGCTGCACCGCCATATCCACTACCCCGTCTTCAAGGATATGCGGGGAGAGAATGGTTTTGTCGACTGACTTGTAACTGTCGATATCCCAAAGATAAAACATTTCCCGTATCTTTTTCCCGAATCTCTGGACGTAATAAAGAAAATTCCCTAAAAGTTTCGGCATGATCGGGTCTGCCCCAAACCCGACTTCTTCGTTAGAATGAGCGTTGTCGGGAGTGATCGTACTTGAATCACTCGACTTTAAAACAAACGCCCCGCCGTAGGTCCCGGCGATAATGCTCCTGGCGGTGGCAAGGAATTGAATTTCGTTTGATTGGTTTGACGAAAGCGCAAGATTAAGAGCGTCATCATCATCTTGCGTGTCAAGGGCGTACTGGTCATATTCAAAGACTTTCGACCCCCAAATTTTTTGAGGTTCATGGTTGGTTCTCCCAAACCAGAGTCTCCAGTCATGGAATGAAACTCTCGCCGGATACCCACGAACAGCAGACCACGCGCCTTCGCCCCACAAACTTGTGGCTGTTGAAACTTTTAAATTTTTTATAACCGTGGCTGTCGCGGTATAACCATTAATTACATGTGTAATTTCAACATATCCAGTTTCCTGAAGCCCAGTCGTTGCGTTTGTCTGGGCAAGCCCTCCGATCATCCAATACGCCCCATGATGCCCTAACGTTGAACTGGATAAAGTGAAAAGGCTTGTAGTCGTGGGCGTTACCGTGAGATTGACCGTCCCTGTCGTCGCTGAGGCTGTAATCGTAATGGTTGTGTCAGTATTATCATCGAGAAACGGGCCGCCCTCAAAATCAAAGTCCGCGATCGTCCATTCATTAGCCGAAGTCCGGGTCAGTTGTTGCGGAGGATGGTTAGGGTGCGTCAGCCATATAATGTCATTGAGCTGGGAGAAGTGGACGGCAAAGACTTCATTTTCTCGAAATACCGTTGTCAGCTGATACGCTGAGGTAGAATAAAGGGATGCAATATTCGCAGCAGTTAACTCCTGGTGAATAAATGCAATGTTGTCAAGCTTGCCGTTCCAGTTTTTAGCTCCGGCTGAGGACGTTGTCCCAATCCTGAAAAGAGACGTGGTATTTGCCATCTTAACAAAACTCGGGTCTGCGGTGAAAGTGGTCGAAACGATAACACCATCAATAAAAACCTTTAAATCCGAAGACGCAGAACCATCGCCTTTAAAAACAATCACGATAAAATGCCAGCCCTGAGAAATAGCGGAATTTACTTCCCAGGAATTGCTCGCTTCCCCGTGATAGGCCGTGTCTGGAGGCGTGAAATCACTTGTCCATATCGCTGTTCCTTTCACGATTCTAAATTCATCAAGCCAGCCGTTAAAATAAGAACTAGAGCTAAAGCTCCCGATGATTAACGACGCCGCAAGATCGGGCATGGCATCCGTATCGGTCTGCGTGGTCCCGATCTGTGTTCCATTGATAAAACATTTAAAGTCATTGCCGCTTCTTACCATGGCCAGGTGATACCAGGTATCGGCATTCGGAATCCAGGCAAAATTCATTTGATGCGTATAAGCCCCGTCAACAAAAACATCGAAACTTACGTTTGCCCCGTTATTTAAATACAAAGCCCAGAAATTGGAGGCGTCAACTCTTTGCCCAACGATTTGTTGATTACCAGAAACGCTCGCAAACCGAAGCCATGTATCAATGGTAAAATCCCCGCTACCAAAATTCCAGTCAGCGTGGTCAGGGATGCTTAAATAATCTCCTGCCCCGTCAAATAGTGCGGCGGCCCCTCCGAATTTGCTCTGCGCCGTATCGATTTGGGCGTTGCCATTGGCCGTGACCGTATGCGCAGAATCTGAGGAATCGGTGAATGTCGTTGAAGCATCCGTGCCATTACAATGAAGAAGCAGCTTTGATGTCTCGCTTGCCGGAGATGTAACGATAAAAGACAATTTATCCGATGAATTTATGGAGAGTTCGTACTCCCCGGACTTTGAAAGAATAGCTTGTGCCGCGCTGTTTTGGTCGTAATACGCCCAGGCCGCGATGGTCATGGGTTGGCTTGATGCCGTGCGCGTAAAATCGGCGTGGTCCGCAACGGAAATATGATAGCGGCCATCCAAATTAAAACCCGTAGAGACAATAGCCGTGGTGCTTAATGATGTTGTGAGCGTTGTCGCAGTCCCGCCATGAGTACCCACGGCGTCAATCACTGTAGTTGAATTGGTGTTATCGTTGCACTTCCAATGGGCTTTAAGATTTGCTGTAAAAGCTGAGAGGTCTTCAGTCCCGGCCGGGGTAACAACCTGCCCGCGGTTCGTGAAAAAACGCATGTACAGATCCCCCATTTCAATGACATAGGAGTCTGTGCGGTTAAAAGTAAACGGAATCAACCGGGTTCTTAGCGTGGAGTCTGAAACCGTCGCGACATAGCGGGTGCCAGGTGTCGATATCGCCGGCCCGTAGGGACGGATCAGGAAGTTTTGGACGATTTCGCAGGCATTATGGTATTGGGCAATATCAGTGCGCCCAAAAAGAGGCGGACCAAACTCTCCCCCAGCGAATGAAGTTTGAATCGTATCAACTTTCACGAAATCCCCATCAGCATCATTTTTGAAATTGTTGCGCTAACCTTAGTATATGCAGCTGTAGGAGAAGTGAAATTGGCAGTCCAAACGGCTGTTCCTTTCACGATTCTAAATTCATCAAGCCAGCCGTTCATCGGATTTCCTGCCGCTTCACTTCCGTTTTGCGCAGCGATAAAGAAACTTCCTGTAACCTGCACATCTAATCCTGTAACATCCTGAGTTGTTCCGACTTGAGTCCCGTCTATAAATGCAAGTAAATTATTACCATTCCGAACCAATGCAACGTGATACCAAGTATTAACAGCGGGAGTCCATGCAAAGGTATCAATTGTACCTTCAACTCTTGTTCTTAATACAGTCTGGTCTACTCGCATATGGACACCTTCAGCAAGGTCTTCGTCGCCCATGCTTAACATATAATCGATGTTTGGGCTTTCTATTGCACTCCTAAACCAGAAATCGATTGTAAAATCACCTGTTCCCAAATCCCAATCTGCACTTCCTGAAACAGTTAAATAATCTCCTGCCCCGTCAAATAGTGCGGCGGCCCCTCCGAATTTGCTCTGCGCCGTATCGATTTGGGCGTTGCCATTAGCAGTAACTGTTTTTCCGGTTTCATCCGTAAAAGTCGTTGAAGCATCTGCCCCATCCATGTGAAGCATTAATGACGTATCGTCTGGGTCCCACTCGGTCGCGGAGCTTGCCATTTATTGCCCTAACGAAGCTTCAAGTGCTCTTATCTCGGATTGTAAAACGCTCGTCTGGGCGTCTGCGGTTTTTTGGAGTTTAGCGCGCTTTGAATTACACTCAGCAATTTTGTATTCAATAACCAGCGCTTCCTCGGCCTCACGTCTGGCTTGCAGTATTGCCCGGATCTGGTTTTTTTTCTCAGCGATCAAGATCAAACTGTCGGTGAATTTTTCTTTATCAACAGCCATTTATCCCCCCTATGCTTCATCAAAATAACTAATTGAGTAATGAACAAGCGTTGCGGTGTTTAGGCTTAAACTTACCGATGTCCCGGACCGGCTTGCGAATAAAAACGCAGGCGGGGTTACAGCTAGATTCAACCCCGCACTGGCCCCGGCAGGGGCCATGAGAGTCGCCCGCCACAGCTCCAACCCATTAGCAACACCCCCGGAATTAAACACAGCGATAAGTTCCGATGCTGAGGTTGTCGTTAAAGAAATTGCATAAACTTTTATTCTGTCTGTTGGGGTGGCCGTAATGCTGCTGTTAGTGCTGGAAAATGATCCGGTCGAACCTGTTAGTGTCCTCCCTATCGAAACCGTGACCCCGCTGTTTGAAAACGATGCGGTTACCGCGGTTGTTGATAAAGAGACCGTGCCAGCCACGGTTACTGTGGTCGGAGACAATGAAACTGTGCCGGTGACCGTTACCGCCGTAGAAGTTAAAGAAACATTAACCGGATTCCCGGCGGCATTCGTTATTGTCGACGCCGTCGTTGAGGGCGTTACCGTTCCGGTGATTGTAACCGTGCCGAGCGTTGCCGTTGCAACGTTTATATCACCCGTGATCGTAACAGTCCCAAGCGTAGCTGTGGCGACATTGACATTAACTTTATTCCCGATCGTGACTTCGGTAGATGATAATGAGACAGTTACTGTCCCAAGCGTTGCCGTCGCGACGTTAACATTGATCTTGTTATCCACCGTGACTTTAGTTGTCGTCGGGGATAAGTGAGCCGTGACAAGCGTTGAGGAAAGAGAAGCGGTGACTGCAGTGTTTGTCAGCGAAACGTTAACAGGATTCCCCACTGCATTTGTGATCGTGGATGCCGTCGAGTCAAGCGTCACGGTCCCGACAGTCATATTCACTCGGAGATTCCCGGCTTCATCTACTAAAACAGGATAAAGATCGGCAGTGTCAGAGGCTACCTGCTTCGCGTATAAAGCAGCTGCTTCAATATCTCTTGCGTCAAACAACCTCAGTGGATCACCCATTAGCTGTATGACCTCGCGGGATTACCATCGTTCCCGTATTTGGCTTTGAGCCAAGCATCATCGATTACCTCTTGATGCGTTCCAGTTTGAGATTCTTCTGCCATCGCCGCCGGGAGTGACAGTTTTTGATACTTCGTAAGGAACGCCTCAGCTTTTTTTACGTCGTTTAAAACCATAAACGAAATGTCAGAGCAGAGTTTGTCCATGAAAGCGATCACCGCCTTTGGCCGCCAAAGCCCGACCTCAGAATGATCGTGGGTATAAAGGCACCCAAGCGTCGCGGTGTTGGAAATAATATATTCTCCTTCCTCGCGCCAGATCGCTTCAATGTCCGACATCTGCCAGACTCTCAGACAATTAGAAGGTCGGGCATAGACATAATCTTCTTCATCATGCAGCCATGCCATAGTCGTCGCACTGGTAGCAAGCGATGACCTCGTTAAAGAAAACGTCCACCGGCATTCGGTTAAGAAACCTTTACGAGCGTTTTCATAAACAGCATTCGCCGCCCGGGCGTTTGCAGTGTCATCCGTGAGAGCTGTAATCGGAGACGCGCCGCATAAAAGCAGCGCGTGATTTACAAGTCCGACAGTGGTGTATGTCGCCATTTTAACTCCTTAAAAAAGACAGGCGAGGAGAGCCCCCCCCCCCCCCCCCAATCTTTGTTCCCTCCG